TACAGCTCCACAGTTAGCACCTAATTGATTCAAAGAAAATGTAAAAGGAGGACCTACAAATTGCATACCGTGTAAAGAGGTATCTGTCCAAACTAATATAGCTCCTCTAGATCTTACTGCTGCCATAATTTTAGAACCATCTTGTATTCTAAAAGAACCTGCTGTGTTTGTTGCAGAAGGCAACCAAGTATTAAAATCTTCTTGAGAAGAAAAACGTAAAAACAATGGATCGGATGTTGAAGAAGTTCCTATTGTTGTTTCTGTTCCAAATAAAAATACATGTCTATCTACTGGAGATACTAAAGTAAATCTTGATGTTGTAGGAGCATTAGGAATTATTGCAGCAGGAGTACCAAAACCAACAGAGGTATCCCATCTAAATGTACCACCCTCACTAACTGTTGCAATTAGATCCTCACCAAAATTATCAAAAGACCATTGTCTACCATCAATTTTAACAGTTGATGTAGATCTAGGGGTATTCCAAGTTCCTGAGTTCCACGCACCTGTACCCCATCCATAACCGTAAGATGAATTTGCAAGGCCTACACTTATATCATAAGTTGCAGTTACCGTTCCTCCACCATTTCCTGTAGCGTTAGCTGTGCTTCCTGTATAAGTTATCGTGTAAGTGTTTGGATCAACAACTGTAGTTATTTCAAACTCTTTGTTCATATCAAGACCAGCTGTAGCTGACGCTCCACTAAATGTAACAAAGTCTCCTACTATTGCGCCATGAGCTGAGTCTGTAACTGTTATTGTTGCACTACCATTTGTTGTTGCAAATGGATTACTAAGTCCTGCTTGTGTAGATCTTACCGGAGTAATATCGTAAACAGCTCCTTCAGAATAAACATATAGTTTTCTATCTGTGCCAAGGGCCATGTATCGTATACCATTTAGATCAGACCATGCATGTAAATCTCTTACAACTCCTATAAGTGTATCTGTAATCAATTTAACCCAACCACCTATCTTTTCTGGTAAACCATATCTAAAACGAACCATGTCAGAATCAGTCCAACGACCTTCTGCACCATACTCTGTGTTTTGTTTATCTATACCTGGAGCAAATTGTATTTTGGTAAGCATTATGTAATCCTCATAAATCTGTAAACTAATTCACCAGCACCACCAGATGATCCTGCAGCTCCTGATCCATAATTCTCTGCGCCGCCCCCTGCGCCGCCCCCGCCTTGTGTGCCTGCTGTAGCAGGAACATTGACTCTACCACCATCACCACCAGTTCCAGCTAAACCACTATAAGAATCAGCACCATCACTACCATTTATTTGACAGTTATCACCACCACAGTTACCGTTGTTACCACCTGTGGCTCCATCACCAAAAGAATTAAATGCTCCTCTTGGTCCACTTGTAAAACTTGTAATATTAATTCCATCAACAGTTGTTCCCGAAGATAAAGATGATCCTTGAGTAGCTGTTCCTCCAGTTCCTGCTGTATTTGATCGGAGAGGTCCTTGCACTCCACCTCCTGATACAGAAGAAGCTCCACCACCTCCAAGAGAGAAAATTGAGCCTGTGCTAGAACCTGTTAAACTTGTTGCAGATCCTGCTCCAGCTGTTCCATTGTAAGCTCCTGATCCAGCGTTTCCTCCAGATCCTACAACGGATGTTAATGTTTCTCCTCCAGATACTGTATAAACACGATCAGAAATATGAGCTCCTGATCCTCCTCCTGGTCCAGATGATTCACCGCCAGCTTTATCATAAGAGGTTCCTGTATATCCACCACCACCCCCTCCAACAGCTTGTTTTATATGAATAGCATTTGCATTTCCTGGAACAGAAAAAGTTGTAGTTCCTGATCCTGCTGTATTAAAAGTACCCGGTGTATCAAATAAAGTAAATACGGTTCTCCACGAACCGCCATCTTTTATATAAGCATTATTGATTGTTTTATTTGTAAATGAAGTGCCATCTCTAACATAAAGTTGAGATCCTGCATCGGAGCTTATCTCACGCCAAGTACCACCTTCTTTAACATAAATTGGCATCAGGCATTATGTATATTTGTACCAAATATCTCCATCAGAACCGCCACTAGGATTGTTGGTACTTACTGTTCTAGTGCCATTAGCATTAGTTCCTGCAGTTGCAGAAATAAAAGCTTGTACGTCAGAACCAATTTCAACTCCCAAATTAGTTCTTGATGTTCCTGCGTTAGCAACATCACTTAGGTTTGTTGATTCTTGAAGAACATCTGTAATAGCAGCTCCTGATATTTTATATTTGATAGATTCATATGTAGGCATATTACTTCTCCGTTATTTTCCAACCGTAAGTTGCTCCAGAGTATACTAAAGCAAAAGCTGCATCTTCTGTAGCTACGGTTAAATCTGATGTTGCATTGTTTATTTTATTTCCATTTCTTGCAACTGTTAAATTATTAGTGTCAAATGTGCTTGCTAAATCTACAAATCTAACTTCATCACCTACTGCTGGTGATGCTGGTAATGTTATTGTAACTGTTCCACTTGATGTATTAACAAATATTTTATCACCAGGAAAAGCGGTATATGCTCCTGATTTAGTTAACCAATCAGTTCCTTGTGTTTGTAAATCAAACCAATTTGTTCCGTCTGTTGCTAAAAATACACTTGTGTTAGGTTGTATAACAAAAGTGTTTCCTCCACCACCTAATCTACAAGTTATAGTATATTGAGTGCTATTGTTTCTTAAAAAATATGTTTTTTGTGTTGCTTGAAATTGTACAATAAAATTAGATCCATGATTGGTAAATACTATGGCTGCTTGCCTAGACTCGTTGTCTGCTTGAGTTGCACTAATACTTTGAGCAGAAGTCAAAGTATAAGGACTAGAAGCTGCAGATAAGTTTTTTGTATATACTCCTGCAATTGAGTATTCTAAACCATATTGTAAGTTGTTGTTTGTAGTATTACCCCAGGCATTAGATTGCTCTCCTGAGCCTATGAGTTCTAAATTTAATAATGCCGAATAAGTTGATGCCATAATTTACCTACGCTGCGTCTTGCCATGTCATTGTAGCACTATCATCGACTTCTGTCCACGTTGAAGTTTCAGAATCATCGACTTCTGTCCATGCATAAATAGCAGTGCTATCTGATAGAGCTAAGGTTGTTGCTAAACCAGTTGGTTCGGCAGTTGCATTTTGTATTGCTGTTACATTTCCTAATGCACTAGAAATTATTTGACCTGTTGGTAAGGCTGTAGAATTTGCTACAACAACAGGTGTTCCTGTTGCACTGTTTACAATATTTGTAGAAGGTTGAGCTAAAGCTGTAGCTACTACTGTTACAGATCCTACATCTGTATCTAATAAGTTAGTTGAAACAGGGGCCAGGGTTACTGCTTCTACAGTAACTGTTCCTACAGATACACTTCCTATACTTTGACCTGTAACTGATAGGTTCGCATCCGCTGATACAACCGGTGTTCCTACAAAAGCATCTAAATCTGGTTCTTCAGAAGCATTGATAGTAACATTACCATCAGCAGAAACAGCAAAGGTTCCAATAACATTTGATAAACCAAATCCTGATACTGCTATAGTTTGATTTTGTATTGCTTCTACAGATACAGTTCCTGCAGTAGAAGTTATATTTTGACCAGAAGGGTTTACAAAAGTATCTGCATCAACAGCTTCTGATCCTTGTACTATACTTAATGGTAAACCAGATACACTAGGTTGAACACTTATACCAGCTACTGCAGTTCCTGTGGTAGAAGTTAAGGGTAGCCCTGTTACAACCGCTATCGCATCCTGTTTACCTAAGGATGATAACGGACCTTCGCCAAATGCTAGGATCCCCAATGTCATGTTTTATCTCGCTGTAACTGGTATGCCTGCTGACGATACAAAAGGATGCGTTGCAAAAGCCATATAAAAATATTCATCCCCAGAAAGGTTTACGTTATCTAAAGTATTTCTTGCTTTAAATCCGTTTGATATCATATCAATACCTCTATCTGAGTTGTCAACTTCACCTGAAGTATCATTTGCATATAAAATTTTATGTGCTTGGTTAGTGTTAGAACCACTGCTTCCATTTCTTTCTGTATCATAAATATACCAGTTACCAGTTCCGCTTGATTTTTTAATCATAACCCAAGCAGGTTTAAAACCTGTATATGTAAATTTTCCATCAGCATTGCCATTACCTCTGTAATGTCCAAAATGTGAAAATCCTTTAATTGCTTTGAAACAATATGCTAACATAGCATCAGTGTTGGCATTCATAGAATTACTGTTTGATATTTCAAAAGTCGTTGCGTTTATTGCTCTGACAATTTTATCTGATTGACCAGCATCCTGAGTATTAAAATACATATTTCTTGGAGCATCTGGGCTACCACCTGTTGTTCCGTTTGTGTCTAAATTATTACTACTTATAATCCAATATCCTGTTCCTACTCTTCTTTTACCTATGACTACATCTGGAGCACCACTAAGGCCATGTCCTACTGTGGCACCTGTCGTTTCATTTCCAGTATATAACACTATTGAAAAACCAGCCGTGGTATTAGCTTGAACTGTAGAAGTTATAGACCCATTACTGTTCGAAACAGTTGTGCCTCCATTAGCTTTCCATTGCCATGCTACATAATTATTTCCGTTTGTATTTACTCTTGCAGAATCTCCTACAGTAAATCCATCAGTGCTAAAAGCTTGTAAAAAATTTGAGTTTGTGCTTTCTGCGGCATCTGTATTACTTCTTACATTTTTAGTAGCACCTCTACTAGAATCAAAATTTACGTTATCTGTTGCGGTACTTCTATTTTTAATCCAAACATAATCTGGTTGAAGATTAGCATTACCATCATTTGTGTGAGCAGTTCCGCTACTGCCATTACCTGTATATATTTTGGTTTGAAAATGTGCCGAAGAATCGTTAATTGTTGTATATGCCATAATCTATCCGTAAGTTGCCAAGTTCTTAGTACATAACGCATAATACCCCGATGGTACAGCGTATTCGAAACTTCCATATCCATTTGCATCAGCATTACTTGAAGCTATAGTAAACGCTGGATTGCCAAAGTTTACTTGGTGAGTATGTGATCCTGCACCTTGACCATCGTAGTCACCAAATGCAAAATGCCAAAATCCTGTTGATGAAGCTCCTAAATTAAAAGCATTACCACTGTTTTGTACGGTGCCGTTTTTGTAAAATTTTACAGTATTATTATCTGCGTCTAAAGCAAGTCCTAGTACATCACCTGTTGTGTAACCACTGGCGTCATAGTCACTTGTGGATCCAGAATAATATCCATCGTTTTGATAAACAAAATCATTTCCATAACCATACCAACCTATTTGACCAAATTCATCGCCCGCTGGATAATAGGTGTCTCTACCTAATACTCCACTAGCATTAGACGATTCACCTTCTGCTATACCAACTCCAAACCAGTTGTTTATTCCTGCACCTATTTTATCTTCAACATACCATTTACCTGCTGAAACTCCTATGCTGCTTACATTGTATGTATAATTAGCACCATTAGTTGTTATCTTTGTAGCTCCTTCAGCTAAAGTTGCTCCTGCATAATAATTTGCAGCTACATTAATAACTGCAAAATTGTTTGTAGGAGAATCTTTTGTTGATGGATTTGTTCCTAAATTCGTAGTTGCAAAATGATTGTTATTGCCACTAGTATCAGCACCAAAACCACTAGTATCAGCACTTGTTCCCGTGCCTTTAAAATCAAGTTTAAAACCATTTGTGCCATATGATACTGATGGACCAGGATTTGTAATCCAAACTCCATCAGAATTAGTTGAGCCAAAAGATGTTGCGTCATAAGATTGACCGTCTGCAATAATATATTGAGCTAAATAACCATTGAGTGTTGATCCTAATAAAGTTGATGTTGTATTATTAACTGCCATATCATCATTTTGTCCTGGATTGTTTCTTTGTCCAAAAGATGTTTCTTGCACTCCATTTACATATAATCTAACCCTGTCATCAGCAGTGCCTTGTGTAGTATCTACTCTCCACACTATATGATACCAAGCATTGGGATCTCTAAAAAGTCTATTTGTTCTTAAAAAGTTAGAAGTGTATCCACCCATTAGAAGTCGATCACCTGAATCAAATTTCATTTCAATATAATTTGTATTGTTAGTGCCTCCGTCAATTTTCAATAAAAGATTTTCAGTGCCTAATTCACTTCTTTTTACCCAAACAGATATAGTGAATGTTTTTCTGTTGCCAGCCCCTGATGGTGTTCTTGATAATTGTGTATGTGCCATTATGGATCAAACCTTCCTGAATCTTCTAATGCAAAAGTAGATGTTAGTGAGAACGCACGATCTGCTGTTTGCCCTTCTGCATCAGTGACACGTAGCGTAAAGTTATATGTCGTAGCAGACGTTGACGATCCACCAAAATCAGTTGTAGTTATAACACCTGTTGCTGAGTTAAGCGAGCAATTTGCTTGTGAAGCATTAGTTAATACACTTGTTGTCTCAGAAAAAGATAAAGTGCTATCTCCAGTAGCTGCCACTGTAGCAACTGTTCCTGAAAAATTACCTGCGATACTTCCAAGAGAACCAGCTCCTGTGGTCCATGTTGGT